ATTCTATGATGATGGTAAGTATGGAGGTACAGATATGATGTATTATATTATAGTTGATAGTGATGAAGAAGGATTAAATCTACTGCATAACTTACAATCAAAACTTATGCAGTATATCTTAAAGACTGCAAAATGGTCTGGGTTTGGTAATGAGAAAGTATTTACTTCTCTTCCTAATTTACCAAGAGATAGGAAACTATCTGATGAGGATATATTTAATCTCTTTAATTTGACTGAGGAGGAAATACAATATGTGGGATAAGATTAAAGATAAGATTAACGATCATGCTTACATGAGTAGCATTGATAGAGATAAACAACGCATACAATCTACTGCTGAGATCTTTACACCAACTGATTTAGTAATTGAGATGTTAAATAATATTGACATCAACAGATTAGGTGCTGGTAAGACTATATTAGACCCTGCATGTGGTGATGGACAGTTTCTAACAGCGATCAAATGGGTTAAGGTTTATATACATCAAATGACTGAAGAAGAGGCATTACAGGACATTTATGGGGTAGATATTATGAGAGATAATGTTGATTTATGTAAGAAGAGATTGGGTGGTGGAACTATATTAATGGGAGATTCTCTTAATCCTACTAAGAGATTAGATCAACAAACTGATGATGAATATCACGAACTTAATATATTATTTGTGGGGGGTCGCCTAAAGTGTTAGAGTAGTGAGAAACAGTTGAGGGTTCATCTACTCTGACAGTTTTGAGAGATATACGGTTCCTATGCCCCGATTAAGTTTGGGGGTTCAGGTGTAAGCGATTCCCATAGGGTAAATTTGGGCATATAGGTGAAACCTATGTCGATGCCCCACTCCCTCTCAAACAAGAAGCAGAGACATGACGATGAATTAAAATTACTTACCCTCAATGTTTCTCCCGCTAATTTAGGCAAGGGTCTATGGTTGTCTCAATTCAGTTGAGAAATTACGCCCTGTAAGTCCTACACACAACAACGAGGAGATGGATGTGCCTCTCGGATCGCAACCGAAGAAAGAACTAACATCCGCTAGCACTTTTCTTACTAATTAACACTATGCCAACTGCATCTACAGCGAAGAAAACAACAACTCCTCGCAAAAGACGCACTCGTAAAGTATCAACAACTCCAAAATCAACTGCTAAAGTTATTAAGGAGATTCAAGCAGTTTTAGATGCACCAACACCTAAATCTCTTGACAAAGTATCAACAACTGCGGTTAAATCTGCAACTCTAAATACTCCAGTTGTTAAAAAAACTGTGACTAAAGTAGAACCAGTTAAGTCAAATAGACCTGCTCAACCTAACCTAACCTGGAAGGATTACAGAGCAGATGCAATAGTTCGTTGGAATATTCATTCTTATGAGGTCAACGAATTAGGTAAAGATTTCGGTAAAGGTTATGAACTTGTTAAGCAACATTTAGCACAAGTTGTTACCTACACCAGAGAATCTTACAACAAAGCATTTAACTAGGACAGCAGATAGAGTGTCACACAGACCCCTTCGGGGGTCTTTTTTTATGTTATAATATAATTAATACTTAAGAACTATGAATCCAGAACAAAAGTATCAACAACTCTTTGAAGAGATGTATTCACTTTGTGAAGAGAATAACTGGGGAGATCCCTTTAGTTATGCACGTTCTCGTGAGATACATTTAGCAGGATTACTTGGTCATAGGGTTGCTGATGATTATTCTGGTGCAGATGCTTATGATAATAATAACAATCCAGTAGAATATAAGTCCACTATTGGTAAGAAACTAACTGCAACTTATAATGGAATTAGTGTACAGAATACGTGGGAGGATCAAGTTAAGTATTTGAAGGAAGATAAGATAGGAAAGTATAAACATCATTACTATGCTAGGTATAAATCAGGCAAGGTAATTGAGGTTTACAGATTACACGCAGATGTGGTATTATCAATATTATTACCAAAGTTAAAGAAACAATTTGAGGATAAAAGAGTTAAGAAAGATCCACGATTAGGATATACTATTTCTAACAAACTCATCCTACAATATGGAGAAAAAGTATATGCTGGATAGTGGAAAGTTAATGTATAGTAAGGGTAATAATGATGAGTGTTATACACCTCATTATGCTGTAAAACCTATCCTTAAGTATATTCCAAAGGATGCAATCGTATGGTGTCCATTTGATAAACAAGAGAGTGAATTTGTTAAACAAATATCACAACAAAATGAGGTAGTTTACTCACATATTGATACAAACCAGGACTTTTTTACTTATGAACCTGATGATTGGGATGTGATGATTTCCAATCCCCCATTTACAAATAAGAGGAAATACTTTGAACGTGCATTAACATTTAATAAACCATTTGCACTCATTATGACTAATACTTGGTTGAATGATTCTGCACCTAAAAAGATATTTAAGGACAAGGATTTGCAGTTGTTAATGTTTGATAAGAGGATGAAGTTTGTTAGTCCTGATGGTAGAAATAACGATAAGATTACATTCAGTAGTAGTTACTATTGTTGGAACTTATTACCTAAACAAATAATAATGGAAGACTTGGATATGACACCCAAGAAAGTGGCACATAATATATCTAATCCACTGACGGATGTGTTATATTAATAATATTGAAGTCATTTATTATGAATTTAAGACCACATCAAGTGGAAATTATTGATACTTTACAAGAGAATCGTAAAGGTCAAATAATAGTCCCTACGGGTGGTGGCAAGACTTTATGTATGATTAAAGATACACAAAGAGAGTTCAATAGTTGTGATTGGGATGTAGTTTTAAGTGATCCTGATAGAAAAACTATTGTAATTGTTGCCCCTCGTATTCTATTAGCACAGCAATTGTGTGAGGATTTTGTAGAACATTTATCTACACATCCAATGCTTCAATATAAAGTATTGCATGTACATTCTGGCGATACTTCTCATCAATCTACCACAAATCCTGATGATATTCGTGCGTGGACTGAACAGAATTACAGATACAATAAGTTAATCTTCTCTACATATCATTCTCTTAATAGAGTGCAGGATGCAGATATTGAGGTTGATACAATATACTTTGATGAAGCACATAATAGTATTCAGAAGAACTTTGTAGAGGCAGTTGAGTATCATTCAATGTATGCTAATCGTTGCTATTTCTTTACTGCTACACCTAAACATTCAAGAACTCCTTTTAAGATAGGAATGAATGATGAGGACATATTTGGTAAAGTATTAGTCAATGTACCAGCACCACAGTTAGTAGATGGTGGGTATATTCTACCACCTAAAGTAACAATCAAGAAGATAGATGAGACTGATGATAGTAGATTTAGACACGAGAAAGACTGTGACAATGTAATAGATAGCATTGATGATTGTGATAAGGATAAGATACTTATCTGTGCAAGATCTACTAAACAAATTGTTAGTTTAACATCACTAACTGACTTCTGCATACAGTTAAGAACTCGTGGATATTCTTGGATGTATATAACATCTAAGACTGGTGCAATCGTTGATGGTAAGAAAGTATCTCGTGAAGATTTCTTCACTAAGTTAAATGAATGGGGTGCAGATGATGAGAAGAAGTTTGTAGTATTGCATCATAGTATATTATCTGAGGGTATAAATGTATCAGGGTTAGATACAGCAATCTTCCTAAGATCAATGGACTATATAACAATTAGTCAGACAATTGGTAGGGTAATTCGTAAAGGTAATGCTACCAAGACTTATGGGTTGATTTGTGTACCAGTTTATGATAGAGTAGGTATAACAACATCACGTAAAGTGGAGGCAGTTGTTGATACTATCTTCACTAAAGGTGAACCCGCTATTAGTATAGTAAGGAGTTAAACTTATGAAATGCGAAGTCAAATGTTATGTTGCTGGTAAAGTTTTTACAGTGGAATGTTATGCCGCTAATTATAACGATGCAAGGAAAGTTGCATTAGCACAATATCCAAATGCTAGGATAATGGGAGTAAATGCAAAATTTGATTAACACTATGCCACTTAAATTAGTGTCACAAGCTAGCCATTTTTCACAAATTTATATGATAATATAATAATGTTCAATCTCAATCTCTTTTACGAAATGCACGAATCTACACTAGATTTATTTGAAAAATGTGCTATTGATCCCAATGATATTGAAGCATTGGCAGCATATTATGAGGTAACTTGTGATTATTATATGGCAGAATTTGAAGGATTAGAGGAGTATGAAGGTGAGTAAAAATATACCTACAAAAGAATATATGGTTGATGGATGGGATAGATCTCCACATCTAGCAGTTCATCCATATAAACGAGGAAGTAGGCATAATAAGATAGGTATGGTCATAATGTGGGCATTTTATATAATAGTAACTATACAAGTATTACATGTAATTACTATCATTCCATTCTTTCCAATTACATTCTTAATGTTATCATTTGGAGCGTACATATTGTTTCAAGGATGGATAGCAAGATGAAAGATTTAGTCTTATTTGGTGATTGTCGAGACACATTAGGTGCATTTATTGATAAAGCACAAATGTGTGTTACATCCCCACCTTATTACGGATTACGTGATTATGGTGGGGAAAGTAAACAAATAGGACAAGAAGATACACCAGAAGAGTATATTCAAAATCTTGTAAGTGTGTTTCGTAGTGTTAGAGATACACTTAGAGATGATGGTACTTTGTGGTTGAATATTGGTGATAGTTATTATAACTATAGACCTGGAAAAGGTCAAGCATTAGTTAAACAAACTGTTGCCACTAATTCACAAGATTTACCTAGTAAATGTGCAAGACGAGGTAATAAATTAGATGGACTAAAAGAGAAAGATTTGATCGGTATTCCTTGGATGTTAGCATTTGCATTAAGAGCAGATGGATGGTATTTAAGACATGATATTATATGGCATAAACCTAATCCAATGCCTGAGTCAGTCAGAGATAGATGTACTAAGGCACACGAGTATATTTTTCTATTCAGTAAGAGTAAGAACTATTATTATGACAATGAAGCAATCAAAGAACCAGCAAAGGACTGGGGTACAAGAGATAGATCTAAAGGGAAGTATCATAATCCAGGGACAGGGTTACAGCCACATAGTGGTCTCACCAAATCTTACTCAAAGAAGAATAAGCGTTCTGTATGGACAGTAAATAAGAAACCATACAAGGGTGCTCATTTTGCTACGTATCCTGAAGAACTCATTGAACCATGCATTCTTGCTGGTAGTGAGAAGGGTGATATAGTATTAGATCCGTTCATGGGGTCAGGCACTACTGCTGCGGTTGCCAAGAAGAATAGTAGAGCATATATTGGGTGTGAATTGCACGAGGAGTATGCCAGTTTACAAACTGCCCGTATTTCCACCATTCCAAACAAACTACCGTTATACTAAGTACATACCAATCAAGGAGCACAATGCCTAAGACACTAACAACAAACGAACTAACAGTATTGGGTAGAGTGGATATATTATGTGGAGCA